ATGACTCGCCGCCCGGACTGGATCATAGCTTGGAACGTCATGGTCCCCTGGCCGTTGGGCATTTCCACCTCGTGACTGTCCACCGGTGCGGAGATGGCCCAGAAAAAAGCGTCATAATCATCCGGATAAGCCGGATCGCGCTCCACGCCGAAGCTGTATTGATACGACGTCCCCAGCAAGTCCCGCTCGTGATAACCGGAGAGCATGTCCCCGGCATTGGGCCCCTCAATCAGGGAAAAGGACTGCTCCAGGGTGTTGAAAACTTTGCGGACGTGATAGATGGTTCCGTCCAGTTTGACTCCGTTCATAGGGCCTCCTTACCGGTTGAGGATGTCAATGCCCAGGCGGACATTTTCACCCTTGAGATACGGCAAAAACAATCTGGCGAAGGTCTGGCCGTCCAGGATCAAGTTGAGCGTGGTGGGTGTGGCCGTCGATCCGCCGCCGGAACCGCCGGAAAGGCCGCTTTGTGCCAGGGCGTCCAGGAACGTTTCCCGCAGCATGGACTCCGGAGCCGCAACCTCATACTCCGTCTTGTTGTCGCCCAGAACGCCCAGCATGGGATTGTTGGGTGCAAAGACGCCGCCGGTGGCAAAGCCCGGAATAGAACGGGTCACATCGGACATGACACCGCCGCCTTGCGGAACAGATGGGGTCCCGCCTCCACCGCTGATGGCGTTGAATGTAGAGGTCACATCATTGCCCTTGCCGATCAGAATGTTAATCATGGCAATCAGAGCCGCCAGCGCGGCTGCCACCGCCACGATAATCAGTGCCCACTTCGCAAACGTCAGGTACATGGTATTGCCTGAAGTAGAACTGAAGAGAGCGGCCACGTGTGTTACACCTGCAATGGCACTGGATACAGCAGCTACCGCACTGGCAATGGGGCTGATAGAAGCCAGAAGGCCTAAAATGGTGACAATCGCCGTTTTCCCTCCGTCACTCAAGCCGTTGAACCAGTCCAGAAACGCAGTGGCCATCCGGGTTACGTCCGTAATGATAGGCTGGATGGTTTCCGCCAGGTGCGCCATGGACTCTTGGAGCTCCAGATTGGCGTCTTTGTTCTCGACAAGTGCCTGATTACCCTGTATCCAGCTGTCGTAATATGCCGTCATGCCGGTACTGGCCAAGGTCTCCAGGACATATTGCTGCCGGGACGCTTCGTCCGTAATCTGGCTCAGCCCGGCGGAAAAGTTCTCCGCCCCTACGCCGAGCCGATCCAGCAGCTCGCCGAACTGGCCGGTAGCCTCGCCGGTGGCCAGCGTCTCCTGCAGGGAGTCGGCCAGGCTTTCTACTTTCATGGTATCCGGGAATGCCAGATAGGCGCCTGTCAAACCCTCCACAGCCTTTTGCAGGTTGGACTCCGTGAATCCTGCTTGCAGCAGGTTGGAGACCGCCTCCACGCTGGAGTCTGTCTCATCCGTAGCCACAGTAAATGCCTTGAAGGCTTCCCGGGCGGCGTCCACGCCCACACCGGCTGTCCGGGCATTGTTGTCCAGCTTGGATAGATCCCCGCGCAGCTCCTCCGTGGCCGGCACAGTGGCCAGCGCCGCTGTACCCAGGGCCAGGATTCCGGTCGTCAGCGGTTTTGTGGCGTCCGCAACCTTTCCAGCCCGGCTGGACACGTCTTCTGCCGCTGCGCCGATGCGGCCCAAGGTAACGGAAGATCGTTCTGCCTGCTCTTCCAGATCTTCCAGATTGAGCTGGGTTTCCACCAATTCCCGCTGCAGAGCGTCATATTGCTCCTGGTTGAGCTTGGTACCCTCGAACTCCTTCTGCAGATCTTTTTGCGCTTGGATCAGCTGGTCATACTCCGCCTGGGTGGCCTCCAGCGTCTGGTTAAACTCCTGGTACTTCTCTTCCGACAGTTGACCGGTGGCAAACGCCTCGTCCATCTGATCTTGCTTGGCTTTGAGCTTTTCCAGCTTTCCACCCACATCCTCAAGAGAGGCTTTCAATGGAGCGTACTTTTCTTCATATGCCTGACCACGGGCCAAGGCTGCATCCGCACCCTCGGCGGCTTGCTGGA